GCATGATGTTGTCGGTCGGGATGACGAGCTGCTTCTGGTCGTGATAGAGCGAGCCGATCCAGCGGAAGGCGGGCGTGCGGTCGTCGCCGGCCTTGGACTTGGTCTTGTTGTCCTTGTCGGTCTTCCATGCGTCCATGCGGTCCGCCCAGTCGATGTCGTCGTTGTGGAACAGGATCGGCGTCTGGCCCGTGATCGTGATGCTGTAGGTACGCATAGCTGCTTCTCCTTCTGTTGAAGTTGGTCAGGTTTCAACGCGGTCGTACGACCCCTTGCCTTGCCCTGCCACGCCCCGCCCCGCCCCGGCCGGCCATACCCCGCCGAGCCGCGCCGTGCCGTGCCGCGCCGCGCCAAGCTAGGCTCATGATATTTTCCCCGTGCCGCCCGCCGCCCGGCGGTAGATCGCGAGGGCGGCGGGGAGGTCGGCGCAGCGCATCTGGTTGAGGATGCCGCCGATGACGGCGCGCAGGGTGTTGCGGCGGATGTTCAGGTCGTGCTCGATCGCCTCGGTGTCGTCGCCGCGGGCGAGGCGGGCGAGGATGTCGCTCTGGCGCTCGGTCAGGCGGACGAGGCGCTCGCGATCGGCGAGCATCGCGGTATCGACGATCGCGGCACCTTCCTGTGCGCTGCCGAGGGGCGCCGGCGCGGCGTCCGCCGCGCCTACTTGTGCCACTGGCAAACAGGCCACACCGACAGGTGTGGCCGGCGCGACCAGGATGCCGAGCGCGCGGTGGCGGCGGTACAGGATCTCGCCCTCGGCGACGACGGCGGGCCAGTGCGTGCCGAGCGCGCCCAGATCGAAGCCGCGCTTCCACAGCGAGAACATCGGCGTCGGGCAGCGGCCGTCATGCTCGAGCTGCAGCGCGGCGTAAGCCCAGGCCGCGCGCTCGACGAAGCTGCGCGGCTGGGGCTCGGTGAGGGCGGGGGCCGGGGTGGCGATCATCGGATCTGCCATTGGAACGCGCACTCGGCCGGTGTGCGTCCACTGTCGGCGCAGACGGCCATGAAGTCTGCCCGGCGCTGCTTGGAAACCAACTTGGATTCGGCCGCGATGATGCTCGCCATGGCGATCGCGGCGCCGCAGCCGGCGATAACGATGGCGGCGATTACCCAGTTCATAACAACACCCTCTCGATGGCCTCGGCCAGGCGGGCGAGGGCGGCGCCGGTCAGGACGGCGCCGGTCAGCAGGAGCGCGGCGATCGCGGCCTGGGTCGCGACGCGCGCCCAGCGGCGCTCGAGCATCCCGCCGCGCCCTTCGGGCTTCGCAGGACTGGTGCGGTCCATCGTCACCACCCGGCCAGCAGCACGGCGGCGAGGCCGAGGCCGCAGACGCCGCCGGTCGCGACGAACCAGAACAGGAAGTGGGCGATCTCGTCGATGACGCTCGGCTCGCGCATGGCGCTTACTCCATCAGGATGGCGGCGAGGCCGAGCGCGACACCCGCGGCGGCCAGGAACCAGAACGCGACCTCGAGCGCGGCGCCGGCGCGGCGCCGGGCGCGCGAGACGGGGAACTCGAGATCGGCGTCGGTGAGTGCGCGCCGTCGGTCGCGGGCAGGACGGATAGGACGGATAGGACGGATGTGTGCCATGGCGATCCTCGGCCTGGCGGTTTAAAACGCTTGACAGGAGTATCTTGCATAACGCAAGTTTCCGCGTCAAGGGAAAATTGCGTTTCGCAAGTCATAGGACGGAATGCGCTCGCGGATTTGCCGCACCCTCCTTCGCGCCTTGCGGCGCTTCGGAGGGCCTACCCTCCGAAGCTTTAGCGAAGGAGGGCGGTTGTGCTAGGTTATCTGGACTTCTAGCGACAGGAGGGTGTGATGCTGGGCGGTTTCATCATGACGGTGGGCGGGGCATGGGCCCTGCTCGGCGTGGTCAACGTCGCGATGGTGGCGGCCGGGCGGCCGAGCCAGGACGAGCTGGTGTTCGCCATCGTGTTCAACGGCGCGGCGTTCGTCCTGCTCGGGCTGGTCGTGCTGGCGGTCGGCCGGATGCTGATGCTCAGGAGCGGGGCGGCCAAGCCCGACGCCCGGCCGGAAGACCTGGTCGGCTAGGGCCGGTCAGCGGGGAGGGAAGGGTTAACCACAAAGACACAAAGGCTCAAAGAAAAAGCTCGGCGCGCCGAGGCGCGCGAAAACCTATTCTTCGTGTCTTTGTGTCTTTGTGGTGATTCCTCTTCTCTGCGCCTCTGTGGTTGATCTTAGGCGCACCAGGGCTGTCGCCGGCCGCCGTCGTAGGGGCGGGCGAGGCCTTCGGCCAGCAGGCGTGCGCCGAGGTTGCGGAACGCCGGCGCCTGGCCAGTGCGCACCACCTCGGCATTGTAGCGACCGGCGTATTTGTCGGGCTTGAGGCCGCGCAGCTCGAGGCGCGTGCCGGGCGGGCCGGCGAGCTCGGCCAGCCGGTCGCGGGCGCGCACCGCCATCTCGCGCTCGCGGGCGCAGCGGCCGCGCAGCTCGGGCGCGTCGATCGACAACAGCCGGATGCGCGCGCGGATCGTGACGCCGGGCCAGGGATGGGCGTCGACGGTCAGGGTGTCGCCGTCATAGACCGAGACCAGGGTGGCCGGCGTGGGGAAGGGCGCCGAGGCCATATCCGCCGCGGACGCCGGGGCGGCGGCGAGCAGGGCAATCAGGGCGACGGTCGCGCGGGCCGGGCTCATGGCGCGAGTATAGCACGGCCACCGGCGAAAGAGGGGCCGGCGCGCGCCGGCCCCAGCTGTCTATCTGTCTCGCGGGACACGGGGAAACGGTATGACGGCCGTCATGCCCCGTGCGGAGGGTGCGGCCGGGCGGTCTCCAGCCGCGCGGTCGCCCGCTCCAAGATGGCCAGCCCGACATCGAGCATGGTCTCGGGTGGTAATTCGAGCGCCGCGTGAACGATCAGGCGCGCAGTCTCGTTTTTCACGTCTATCCTCCCCTCTTTTGCAATCCCGACAGGGTGCTCCGACGTCGTTAACGAATCGTTAACGCCCCCTGTGGATAGCGGGGATAATCCGCGCCCGAGGCGGCGGCGGGCGGTCTGGGCGATGATGGCGCCGGCGCGGATCGCGGCCACCGGCTCGAGCGCGGCGGCGTTCTTCACGATCATGTGAGCGATCGATTTCTGCGGCTTCTCGCCCGTGGCGGCCGGGCCGTCGCCCTTACCCGTTAGCAGCCAATCAAGCGACACATCCAAGAGATCGGCGTAGCGCTCGGCAGTGCCCTTAAACATCAATCCGCGCGAGCCGGCCTCGTGACCGTCGTAGGTACCTTTCGTGATGCCGTGAGCCTGCGCGAACTCGCGCGCCGTGGCGTAGCCGGCGGCCCGCCGCGCCCATTTGAGCCGCGTCGCCACGGCCTTCCGGCCGGCGCCCTCGGCCCCGGGATCCTCGTCATCCACTCGCCACTCCCCTTTCGTCGCGCCGCAACTTGCAAAGTGTAAGTCGTCATCCTGGCAATGCATAGCCGAACACATTGCATTTTGAAAGGGTCGCGGCCGGGCAATGAAACGTCGGGGCGACAGCGTTTCGCGCGGCGAGACTTGCGGAGCGCAAGAAATCTCTTGACCTGGAAACTTGCGTAGCGCAAGAATGCCGGCATGGATCGTCCCGACAGCATCGACCTCGCCAAGCCGCCTGCGCCGGAGACGGCGCCTGCTGCGGCGCCTGTCTCTTTCGCCGATCTGATCACGCGCTGGCCGTCGCACCGGGCGATGGCCGAGGATCTCGATATCGCGGTCAACCGCATCGAGGTGTGGAAGCATCGCAATTCGATCCCGGCGGGGCACTGGCGCCTCCTGGTCAAGGCGGCCGAGCGCCGCGGCATCGCCGGCATCACCTTCGACCATCTGGCCGGGCTCGCCGAGCGGCGTGTGCCGCGGGGGGCGTCGGCATGACCCTCCTTCGCCAAGGCTACGGAGGGCCTGCCCTCCGAAGCGCCGTCAGGCGCGAAGGAGGGGAGGGCCCGCTGGCGTTCCTCGCGGTGATGGAAGATCTGCGCTTGTCCGCCGTAGCCTTGGCGAAGGCGGACGCGGCGCGATCGGCGTTGGTACCCGGCCGACTCCTGGCCGGCTCGCGGCGGGCCGGAGCATACCAAGGCGACCTCGAGGCTGAGAACCAGCGCTGGCCGGAGGTGTCCATCGGACACTCATATTCGAGCGCGCAAGGCCGCCACCGCCGCACTTTCTCGATTTTCTTCCAGGCCGGCGACCTTCCGGCAGAAGCGCCGGCCCGGGACGCGGGCGCCGGTCTGGCCGTCAGGCCGGCGCCCGCGAACGATCACAACAGCGTTCGACCGCAGCACTGGATGCGTCGGAGTTATGTCGGGCTGGCCCCGGCACCGGCGGCTTACCTAGAAGGTCGCGGCATGGCGAAGGACTGCATAGGCCATGCTCACGAGACGGGCGTGACGAGGGGGCTGCGCCGCTCCTGCACCCGCCATGGCGCGAGCGATCGTTCCGTGAGCCGAGGCGAAGGCCAAGCCGAAGCTGCGGTCGTGGAGCCGGTGCAAGCCCGGCGCATTTTCGCGGGCCCGCCCGATGGCTGAGCCCCTCCAGTTTCCGTCTCCCCCCGACGGAGAGCGCGGCCGCGACGCATCTCGCGGCACCCGGAGTCCATCCGGTCCTGGCGGTGCGGTGCCTCCCCCCGCGCACGCCGCCGGGGCCGGATGGCGCCGAGCCCGCGCCGCGCTCGCCGAGCGGCTGGCGCGCCGGCTGCTCGACGTGCGCGATCGCCGCAAGCCCGACTTCGTCATCGGCGCGGCGTCCGATCCCTACATGCTGCGCTGGCATCTGATCCCACAGAACCGGCTGCTCAACATCTACCTGCACGAGTTCCATCGCTCGGACGACGATCGCGCGCTGCACGACCACCCGTGGCCCAACGTCTCGTTCCTGCTGCGCGGCGCGTATGTCGAGCACCGCATCCGCGCCGGCGGCATCGAGGCGCGCCGGACCTTCACGGCGGGCGCCCTCAAGTTCCGCCTGCCCTGGGCCGCGCACCGCGTCGAGCTGCTCGAGGACGCCGGCGGGCCGCGCTGGTGCTGGTCGCTGTTCATCACCGGCCCGTGGTGCCGGAGCTGGGGCTTCCACTGCCCGAACGGCTGGCGCGACTGGCGCGACTTCACCAACATCGCCGACGGCGGCTCGACGACCGGACGGGGGTGCGCGTGATCCCACTTCGCCAAACGGCTACGCAGGACACGCCGAGGCGGATCCAGCGGCGGCGCGCGCGCGGCTGGCGCCTGCCGCCGAACACGGTCTATGTCGGGCGGCCGAGCCGGTGGGGCAATCCGTTCGTGGTTAAGCGCGGCGTGTCGGCCAAGCAGGTGAAATATCTCGCGGGTATGCTCTATGGCGGGCTGATCTGTCTGACCGACGCGCCGATCGACGAGCAGCGCGCGCATCTCAAGCACGCCATCAAGAATATTCGGACGCTGCGCGGCAAGAACCTGGCCTGCTGGTGCCGGCTGTGTCTGAAGCACAAGGACGGGTTGCCGCTCGGTGAGACGTGCGGGCGTTGCCTGCCGTGCCATGCCGACCTGCTGCTTGAAGTGGCGAACAAGGCGCGGCCGGTGCGGCGTCGCCGGATCGGGGTTGCGGCATGACCGCGATCGAGTGGACGCATCGGCCGGGGACGATCGGGGTGACGTGGAATCCGATCCGGGCGATCAACCACGCGACCGGGAAGGTCGGGCATTTCTGCGTTCACGAATCGGCGGGGTGCGCGCACTGCTATGCCGAGACGTGGCAGAAGCGGCTGGGCAACCCGGTGCGCTACGCCGCGCAGGACCGCGACAAGGTCACGATCGTCGTCGACGAGCGCGTGCTCGCCGCGCCGCTCGCCTGGCGCAAGCCGCGCACCGCCTTCGTCTGCTCGATGACCGACCTGTTCGGCGACTTCCACGACGACGCGACGATCGACCGCGTGTTCGCGGCGATGGCGCTGGCGCCGCGGCACATCTTCATCGTGCTGACCAAGCGCAGTGCGCGGATGCGGGCGTACATGACGAGCCGCCGCCGCAGCTTCGGCGTCATGATGGCGATGCCGAGCGTCGATGAAACGGCGGTCGGTCGCGCATGGGATGTGTGGCCGCTCCCGAACGTCTGGCTCGGCGTGTCGGTCGAGGACCAAGCCACGGCCGACCGGCGCATCCCCGATCTGCTGACGACGCCGGCCGCGCTGCGCTTCATCAGCGCCGAGCCGCTGCTGGGGCCTATCGACCTGACCAATCTCGATCCAACCGGCACCGCTAGGCCGGCCGGCGCGCACGGCATCTCGACGCTGTGGCGGGAAGGTGCCGAGCTCGGATTGCGGCCCATGTTGGACTGGGTCATCGTCGGCGGTGAGTCGGGGGCGGAGGCGCGGCCGATGCATCCGGACTGGGCGCGCGGGTTGCGCGACCAGTGTCAGGCGGGCGGCGTGCCGTTCTTCTTCAAGCAATGGGGCAGCTGCCTCCCTGGATCCTGGGATGGCGAGGACGAGCGCGGTCGCCTCGCCTACGAGATCGACGAGGAACACGCCTCGGTCGATTACGACGATCTCGGCCGCGGCACCTGCGTCGCCGCGCACGGCCGCGAATTCGTCCGCTTTTCTCACAAGCACACGGGGCGCCTGCTCGACGGCGTCGAGTGGTGCCAGTTCCCCGATGTCCCCGCGGCTGGAGATGGCCGGGTCAAGCCCGGCCATGACGAATCCCTTGGAAGAGGAGCGGCACATGACTGAGGCGCGACTGTTCGCGGACTATCTGCGCGAGATCGAGAAGGGGCAGCTGCACCAGGAACTCAGCGTCAAGTTCCAGGAGCTGGTCCAGGCGGTCGCCGAGAGCGGCCGCGCCGGCAAGCTGTCGCTCGTCGTCGACGTCAAGCCGTTCAAGAACAACGCCGAGACCGTCGAGCTCAACACCGCGATCAAGGTGATCGCGCCGCAGCCCGAGCGCTCGGCGCAGCTCTATTTCATCACACCCGAATTCAACCTGTCGCGCCGCGATCCGCGCCAGGGCGACTTCGAGGAGTCGCTGACCACGATCGACGGCGGCCGCGCGGGCTAGGTAGTTAACCACAGAGGCACAGAGACACAGAGAAGGTCTCCCGCGCGCGTAGCGCGCAACCTAGCCACTATCCTCTGTGTCTCTGTGCCTCTGTGGTGAACCGAACGACGCAACGATGGAGACGCATGCCATGACCGAAGCGAAGACCGATTTCCAGGCCGCGCTCGACGCGGGCCGCGCGCTGGGGCTGGTGCACCGCGCGACCGATATCGACCGGCCCTTCGTCACCGTGCCGGCCGACTATAAGGCACTCGACCTCGAATGCTGGCTGCCCGCGCCGACGCGGCGCCGCGGCCATCCGACCTTCATCCAGGAGGGCGGCTTCATCCTCTATGTCAACGAGCACAAGGATGCCGGCACGCGGCTCTATGCCGAGCTCGACCCGCCCAAGATCGTGGCGGTGATCGACGGGCATCTGCCGAACAAGATCGACACCGAGCCGACCGCGCCCGCGAGCGCCGCGCCGCGCTGGGGCCAGCACCGCGCGACCTTCGCGCCGCCGCTCGACCCGGACTGGCTGACCTGGCGCAAGCACGACGACAAGCCGATGGCGCAGACCGATTTCGCGCAGTTCATCGAGGACAATCTGCCGTGCATCGTCAAGCCCGACGGCGCCGAGCTGCTCGAGGTCGCGCAGCATCTCGAGGCCTCGACCAACGTCGCCTTCAAGTCGGCGCAGCGCCTGACCGACGGCCGCCGGCAGTTCCGCTACGAGGAGACGGCCAACGGCAAGGTCGGCAACGGCACGCTCGAGGTGCCGGAGACCTTCACGCTGTCGCTCCGGGTGTTCCGCGCCGGCGTCAAGATCAGTCTGACCGCGCGCCTGCGCTACCGCGTGGTCGGCGGCGCGCTGACGCTCTGGTACCACCTCGACCGGCCGCAGGACGCGCTCGACGACGCATTCCAGCGCCTGATGGACGGCGTCGCCGTCGGCACCAACCTGCCGATGTGGCTCGGCGTCCCCACCGCCTCCTGACGGCTATGGCGTGGCAGGCCGCCGCGCTGAGGAATCCGGACCGGGCCGCTCGCCACGGCTGAGAAGAGGAACCGAATAGGGCGTCAGGTTCGGCCGCCGTCGATGACCCGCAGGGCGCGGCCGATGGATGTAGGGACCCCCGGCGAGGATGTTGCGGAGGGATTGGCATGACCGAGCGTGAAAAGCTGGAGCGGACCGTGTTCGAGGAGAGGGCGCGGGCCGAGCGTGAGCGGCAGCGCGCGCTGCTTCGCGGCGACGGCTGGAACCGCGTCGGCCCCGACGCCTTCCGCGACGCCGATTCCGACGACGCGAAACGGGTGAGAGGATAGGCGTGGCCGGACCTGACTACACACCCCTCTGGTACTGGATTCGCGAGCGCGAGCAGATGCGCGCGCGGAAAGATCGCGGTGTTTCACCGCCATGGACCGAGGACCCTATCCTCGTCGCCTATCGCTTCTGCAACGTGCGCCGCGAGGACGACCGGGGCACGATCTGGATTCGCGAGCACATCCGGCAGCCTTTCGCCGATCATCCGATGCTCTGGCTGATGCTCTGCATCGCCCGTCAGATCAACTGGCCGGACACGCTGGCGGAATTGATCGCTCGGGACGCCTGGCCGCTGGACCACGGCTTCGAGCCGGCCAGAATCACGGCGGTGCTGAACGATCGCAAGTCTCGTGGCGAAAAGGTCTACACCGGCGCCTACATGATCTCGGCGCCGCCGACCAAGGGCGCGGACAAGCAGGCCTATATCGCCGAGACGGTCATCGGCGCGCTGTGGCGCCGGCGCGAGTCTTTCGCCGCGTGGGATCGGGCGACGCTGCAACGGACACACGATCTGCTCCTCCGGTCGAACGGCTGGGGTCCGTTCATGGCCTACCAGGCCGTGGTCGACATGCGCTTCACCCGCCTGCTGCGGAACGCCGATGACGCCATGAGTTGGGCGGCGGCGGGGCCGGGCACGATCCGCGGGCTCAATCGTCTATATGGACGGCCTGTGGCCAGAAGCCTGTCGCAGGAACAGGCACTCGGCGAGATGCGCGCGATTTACCGCGTCGTCCAGCGGGAAACCGGCGTGCCGATGGATTTCAGCGACGTGCCGAATATCCTCTGCGAGACCGATAAATATTTGCGCGTCAAGCTGGGTGAGGGCGCGCCGCGCGCGCTCTATGTCGCCGGGCGCGGCGCATGAAAGCGCTGTCCGTCCGCCAGCCTTGGGCGTTCGCGATCGTCATGGGGTTCAAGCCGGTCGAGAACCGGACGTGGTCCACCGCCGTCCGCGGGCCGCTCCTGATCCACGCCGGCAAGGCGTGGGGGCGGGCGGAGCAGGCGGACCTCGCCATCGTGCTCGGCATGATTGCGCAGTATCACGGCCGGCCGGTCGAGGAGGCCGAGCGCCTGTTCTACCGCCACGTCTGGTTCGGCGCCTTGGTCGGCCGGGCCGTGCTGCAGCGCTGCGTCGACCGCCACCCGAGCCCGTGGTTTTGCGGCCCCTGGGGCTTCGTGCTTGAGCGCGCCGAGCCGGTCGCGCCGGTGATGCTCAAGGGCGCGCTCGGCTTCTTCGAGGTGCCCGACGAGATCGTCGGGCGGTTGACCTGCATACCGAATCCGTTCCGCGAGGCGGCTTCCTTCGCCGAGGCTTCGGAGGCCAGGGCATGAGTCCGTTCCAGAAAGCCATCCTGCTCGAAATCTACCGGCACACGGGCAACGGCGCCGCGGCCGACGGCATCGAGCGGCGGCTCTCCTGGCACGGCAGCGCGTTGAACGGGTTGAAACGGCGCGGACTGGTCCGGCTGATCGTCGTCACCAGCGAATGGCACCAATGCATCGGCGGCACGATGCGGCGGATCCGCACCACCATGACACATCGCTACGCGCTCACGGGCGAAGGCCGAAAGGCCGCGTCGACGCTTTGGAAGGCTGCTTTATGAAGGCCGCCGTCGACACCGCCCCGCGCCAGGCGTTCGCGGATGCGCTGCTGGCGCGCGCGCGCGGCGTGCCGGCCGCCGGGCGCGCGCCGCGCGGCGACTGGCTGATGCAGGAGGCGCTGGCGTGCTTCGTGCGCGCCGGTCTGCCGGGCGGCTGGGGAGGGCCGGACGATGTCGCGCGGGCGCGGCGCCGCGCGTGGCTCGAGCGGGCGCTCGGCTTCGTGCCCGACATCTGGCCGCTGGTCGGCACCTGCCGCGTCGCCTGGCTGGGCCGGCGCTGGGAGCCGGTGCCGGACGACGACATGGAGCGCGAGCGCTTCGGCTGTCCCGCGATCGTGGTGCCGGCGCTGCTCGGCCATGCCGCCGTGGATCTCGTCGCCCTGCCGGTGATCGACGGCGCGATCGACCCCGCGCGCTGGTATCTGCGCACCGGGGACGCCGACACGCTCGGCTTCGTGCCCGGCGATCCGGCCCGCGACAACGCCGACACCGGCCAGCCGGTGCGGCTCGCGCGCACGCCGCTCGCCTGGCTGCGCGCCTGGGCCTCCGTCGCGGACAAGGAGACAGGCGCGTGGCCGCGGCACCCGCCCGCCTGCTGCCTGCTCGGCGAGCCGGTCGATCTCGCGTCGACGCATCTCCTGCTCGAGGCGCGGGTCGTCTGCGACGACGAGGCACACGCGGCCGAGATCCACGGCCTCCGCCAGGAGCATCTGAAACAGATGCGCGCGCACATCCTGCCGACCCGGCGCGGCGCGGTGACATCGATCATGGTGGTGTGATGACCGGCATCGACGTCGCCGCTCTGATCGACCGGCTGCGCGCGGCGACCGCGGGCGACGGCGCGCTGGATCGGGATTTCGCGGCGGCTTGCGGCATCGCCTGGTCGCCTGACGAGGACGGCCAGTTTGGCGGCTACGGTCTGTTGCCGCGCCGCTGCCACTTCACGCGGTCGCTGTCGGCGGTCGCGCGCGTCGTGCCGCCGCATCTCCTGTGGACTGTCGAGTCGCGCGGCATGGCGTGGGTCGGCCGGCCGGATGTCCGCTGTCGCGTGTTCGAGACGGCCGCGACGCCCGCGCTCGCCTTCTGCATAGCGCTGCTGGTCGCCTTGAGACCGCCGCTCGATCGACCGGCGGCGGGGCGGGCGTGATGGAACAGGAAACCTCGACATTGCTGCCGGACGTGACGGCGCCTCGGATCGTCGAGGTGCTGCGCCGGCGGCATCAAGGGCCGCAATGGACGATCGTCGAGGAAATGCGGCTCGGCTCGGGCTGGGGTTTCCACGAATCGCGCATCGACTTCTGGGCGCTCGAATGCACACCGCGGCGCGCCAACCAGGCGATCGCCTATGAGATCAAGGTCAGCCGCGCCGACTTCCTGCGCGACGTCAGGCGCCCGGCCAAGCAGCGCGGCGCGCTGCTCTACAGCAACGAGTTCTTCTATGTCTCACCGGCCGGCGTGATCAAGGCCGAGGAGGTGCCGATCTTCGCCGGGCTGATCGAGATCGACGCCATCGTGCCCGTCCATGACGAGCCCTATTACGCCGGCACCGTGATCGTGCGCGCGCCCTATCGCGACAAGATGCGGCCGAGCTGGCCGTTCATCGTGTCGCTGCTGCGGCGGGTGCCTGTCGCGGAGGGCGCGCCCTCCTTAGCGCCGCAAGGCGCGAAGGAGGGCGGCGCATGATCGACGGTCCCATCTGGATGACGGTGACGGACGGCTCGGCGGCCGACGCGCCGGCGGTGCGGATCGCGATGCTGTGCGTCGAGCTGCTGAACGCCGGCGTGCCGCATATCGAGGTGCTCAACGCGCTCGCGACCATTCTGGCGACGCAGATCGCGCATATCCCGTGCGCCGACACGCGCGCGAGGCTGGTCGCCGGCGTCGAGTCGCAGCTGCGTCCCGCGGTCGAACGCTATGCCGCGCAGATCGCCGCGGTGCTCGCGCCGGCGGCGGGGCGGGCATGATGCCGCTGCCGTCCTATCCCAAGCACCGCGCCGCGGCGCTGCGCGCCGGGCAGCACGCGGCGCTGGCGCGGCGGCTCGGGTTGGGGCTGGTGCTCAAATATCCGGCCGGGCTGGCGCCGGCGGCGCGCTGCCAGTATCCGGAGGGCGAGACGGCGCCCTATGCGTTCTGCGGCGCGGCCACGGCCGATCATCCGAGCGGCCGCCGCTCGCCCTATTGCGCGGCGCACCGCGCGCGCTGCTATCGCGGGGACGCGTGATGACCCTCCTTCGCCAAGGCTCCCGCCGCCGCCAAGGCTATGGCGGGCAAGCCGGCGGGCCTGCCCTGCATAGCCAAGACCCCGGAGGGCCTGCCCTCCGAAGCGCCGCGAGGCGCGAAGGAGGGCGGATCACCTGGACGGCGGAGCGGGTGCGCGCGCTCTATGCCATGAAGGCCGAGGGCTGGGGCGCGCCGGCGATCGCGGCGGCGCTGGGGCTGGCGCCGAGCCAGGTCTACGGCCGGGTCACGACCGACCAGCAGCAGGGCCGCTCGCCGGCGGAGGCGGTGGCCGCCGTCGAGCGCGCCGAGGCGCGCCGCGCTGGGCTCGCGGTGGCGCCGGCCGAGGCGCGCAAGAAGCGGCGCTGCCTGAAGCATGGCGGGCTGTTCTGGTCGACGCATCCGGGCAACCGCATCTGCGACCGCTGCAAGCACAACGACCGCGGCCACAGCCCGTTCCTCGACGCCTATGCGATGACCTCGACCGGTGGCCGCGTGCTGCCGAAGGGCGGGGCGCGGTGATGCGCAAGAGGGTTCACCACAAAGACACGAAGGCACAAAGAAGGATTCCCGCGCGCCGCGGGCGCGCAACCCCACTCCTTCGTGTCTTCGAGCCTTTGTGGTTCGACTTCTTACCTGAGGGGCAGCATGGCCGGTAGCGTCAACAAGGTGATCCTGATCGGCCATCTGGGGCGCGATCCGGAGGTGCGGCACACGGGCGCCGGCGACCCGGTCGTCAACCTGTCGCTGGCGACGTCGGACTCGTGGCGCGACAAGGCGACCGGCGAGCGGCGCGAGCGCACCGAGTGGCACCGCATCGTGATCTGGAACGAGCACCTGGCCAACGTCGCGTCGCGCTACCTGACGAAGGGCGCCAAGGTCTATGTCGAGGGCCAGCTCCAGACGCGCAAATGGACCGACCAGGCGGGCGTCGAGAAATACTCGACCGAGGTGGTGCTGGCGAAGTTCCGGGGCGAGCTGACGATGCTGGACCCTGCTTCGCGGAACGCTTCGCAGGGCACCCCTGCATCGGGCGAGGGCGAGGCACCGCCCGCCGGCAGCGCGGCACCGGCAACAAAACCGCCGATCGATCCGTTCGACGACGAGATTCCGTTTTGAGTGTCCTCATCCTCATTGGCGATGTGCGCGCGCGGCTGGCGGCGATGCCGGCGGAGTCGGTGCAGTGCATCGTGACCTCGCCGCCCTATTGGGGGCTGCGCGACTATGGCGTCGCCGGGCAGATCGGCCTCGAGGCGACGCCCGGCGCCTATGTCGCGGCGCTGGTCGAGGTGTTCCGCGCCGCGCGTCGAGTGCTCAGGGCCGACGGCACGCTGTGGCTGAATCTCGGCGACAGCTACGCCGGATCTTGGGGTGCAGCAGGCCATCGCGAGACCGATGCGACCCTGAGCCGCAACCAGATCGCCAATCATCCTAAGCGCGCGGCGCACACCGGGACGATCCGCGATGTCGGCCTCAAGCCCAAGGACCTGGTCGGCATCCCGTGGGCGGTGGCGTTCGCGCTGCGCGCGGACGGGTGGTGGCTGCGCGGCGACCATGTCTGGGCGAAGCCGAACGGCATGCCCGAGAGCGTGACCGACCGGCCGACGCGCGGCCATGAATACGTTTTCCTGCTGAGCCGCAGCGAGGTCTACCGCTACGACCGCGAGGCGGTGATGACGGCGCCGAAGGCGTCGACGGTGACGCGCATCCAGGCGGCGCTCAAGAAGCCGGACGAGTCGCCCGCCGGCATAAAATACGATCCAGAGAATACGCCATCGCGCACCATCCGTAGCACCGAGCAGATCGCCCATTCACTCGCGCGGCGCGACAAGCAGCGCGGCCATGGGCGGAGGCACATCGGTTTCAACGAGCGCTGGGACGCGATGGAGAAGGACGAGCAGATGGCGATGGGCGCCAATCTGCGGTCGGTGTGGTGGGTGCCGCCGGCGCAGTTCTCGGAGGCGCATTTCGCGGTGATGCCGGACCTGGTCGCGGAGATCTGCATCCGCGCCGGCTGTCCCGAGGGCGGCACCGTGCTCGACCCGTTCGGCGGCGCGGGCACGACCGGGCTGGTCGCCGACCGGCTCGGGCGGGACGCGGTGCTGATCGAGCTCAACCCGGATTTCGCCGCGATGGCGGCGGCGCGCATCCGCGCCGACGGCGGCATGCTGGCGGACGTGACGGTCGAGGAGGCGCCCTCCTTCGCCAAGGCTACGGAGGGCCCGCCCTCCGAAGCGCCGCAAGGCGCGAAGGAGGGCGGCGCCGATGGATAGCGTGCGCATCGAGGCGGGGGACTGCGTCGCGGTCATGGCGCGGCTCAAGGCCGAGGGCGTGTGGGTCGATGCCGTCGTGACCGATCCGCCCTATCACCTGACGTCGATCGTGAAGCGGTTCGGCGCAGAGAACGCGGCGCCCGTCAAAGTTCCTGCGAACGGCACCGGCGCCTATGCGCGCACGTCCAAGGGCTTCATGGGGAAAGTTTGGGATGGCGGCGACGTGGCGTTCCGGGTCGAGACCTGGCGGGCCGTGTTCGACGTCATGAAGCCGGGCGCACACCTGGTCGCGTTCGGCGGCACGCGGACCTATCACCGCATGGCCTGTGCCATCGAGGACGCGGGCTTCGAGATCCGCGACTCGATCCTCGAGCTGGTGGCGGGCGACGCGGCCGTGCGCGCGTTCCTCGACACGCTGTCGGCCGAGCAGGCGGCGGCGTTCCTGCGCTGCGTCGAGGACTCGCAGTTCGGCGGGCTGCTCGAATGGGTCTACGGCTCGGGCTTCCCGAAATCGCACGACGTGAGCAAGGGGATCGACCGGGCGCGCGATGATTACGAAGATATTTGCCGCGTGGCGCTGTGGCTTCGCCCGCATATCGAGCGCGTCGGCTTCGCCATTGTTACTAAACATTTTGGCTTCAAGGACGAGACTATGGCTCGCGCGCGCTGGACGACGCGCAGTCAGCCACAGGTGCCGACCTGGGATCAATGGCTGGCGCTGAAAGGCCTGTTGAAATTCGGCGACGAGATGGACGCCGAGGTCTGGCGGCTCAACGGCCGCAAGGGCACGCCGGGCGAAGCGTGGGCCGAGCGTGAGTTTTATGACGAGCCGACCGGCGGACTGCATGGCGGCACCGGCAACACCGTCGGCGCGTTCGCGAAGGGGCGGCAGGCGAAACCCGGTGGCGTTACCGATGCCGCCAAACAATGGGCGGGCTGGGGCACGGCGCTCAAGCCGGCGTGGGAGCCGATCGTGCTGGCGCGCAAGCCGCTGGACGGGACGGTCGCGGAGACGGTGCTGAAGCACGGCACGGGGGCGCTGAACATCGACGGGTGCCGGGTCGGCGATGAAGAAATTAGCCAGCACGGCAGAACGAAAGACGACTTCGGGTTTACGACGGCCGAGGCCGCCGGCCGAGCTTGGACCGGCCGCTGGCCGGCCAACGTCGTGCATGACGGCTCGCCGGAGGTGCTGGCGGGGTTTCCGTATTCGGAGAGTGCGCCGACCAGGTCGGTCTGGAAGGCGAGCGCAACGAACACAATCGGTCTTGGCATCAATAACGGCCCTCGCCCTGGCAGCGAGTTTAGCGACTCCGGTTCCGCCGCGCGGTTCTTTTATTGCGCCAAGGCCGACGAGGGCGACCGTCTGGGGTCGAAGCATCCGACGGTCAAGCCCGTGGACCTCATGGCGTGGCTGGTGCGGCTGGTGACGCCCAAAAGCGTGTTATCGTGCCCCGCCTGTGATAATCTAAGCCATGGCAAAAGCACCAAGAATACCGATACCAACCCGCCCGTGCGGGGTATGTCGGAAACCGTTCAAACCGCGGGACAACGGGCACACTGGCAAGTATTGCAGCCAAGCGTGCGCGGGCCTAGCCAGGAGGCTCCAGCCGACTCCGTGCGAATGGTGCGGGACGATGTTCCAGCCGAGGAAGGACGGCGCGAGGAGGTTCTGCACTCGGACATGCGCCGCGAAATGGAACGGGAAGAACCGACTCTCGGCCAAGGGCTTCGTGATCACGAAGCGCGGGTACAAGCTGCTGAGGATGCCGGAACACCCGCAAGCCAAGCGCGGCTACATCTTCGAGCATCGTTGGGTGATGGAACAGAAGATCGGTCGGATGCTAATGCCGAACGAGGTTGTGCATCACGTAAATGGGGGGAAGTTGGACAACCGTCCAGAGAACCTGGAGTTGATGACGAAGACAGCGCACGACGCGCTGAAGCCTCCGAAGCCGGGCCAAGTGACGTGCCCGCACTGTCAAGGGCTCGTTCATCTAAGCCGCACTGCTCGCGTTGTGGAACGGAGCTAGTTAGCCGCCCGGGCCTCGTTTTAGATCCATTCGCGGGCACCGGCACGACCGGCATGGCGTGCCTGCGCGAGGGCATGCGCGCGCTGCTGATCGAGCGCGAGGCCGAGTACCTGGCCGACATCCGCCGCCGGCTCGACCATGTGAGCGGCGCCGATACACCTTTGTTCGGGGGTGGCGCGTGAACAGGAAGGTTCACCACAGAGACACAGAGACACAGAGAAGGACTCCCGCGCCGCTGCGCGGCGCAACCCCCCTTTCTTCTCTGTGTCTCTGTGTCTCTGTGGTTGGCCTTTTCCGGGGTCGAGCGTGAATGAATGGTCGATCCTCCTACGCCAAGGCTACGGAGGACGGGCCGGGAGATCAGAGTGAGTGAATGGCCGACGATAGGAGCATCGATGATGGCGGCGGGCCGCGGGCGTTCATGCCGGGGCGGCGGCGCAGGCCCGCCGAGACGCCGGAGGAGCGGGCCGAGCGCGAGGAGCGCGCGCGCGTCTGGCGCGCCGAGGTCGCGCGGCGCCACGACGAGATCCGCATGGCGGTGCTGCATCTCAACCGGGCACACGCCTTCGTCGTGCTGGGCGGCGAGGCGCGGGTGCTGCGCGACTGGCCGGACGAGGCGGACCGCATGATCACGCAGATCGTCTCGCCGCGCGCCTTCGCGCTCCAGCACGGCAACAACTGGTACGAGACCGAGGAGGACCCGATGTCGCTGGGCGATCTGTGGCTGAAGCATCCGGACCGGCGCGACGTGCTCGGCATCACCTTCGCGCCGCATGGCTGCGAGCCCGACTGGTGGAACCTGTGGCGCGGCTTCGACGTCGCGCCGTCGGACGTGCCGCTCGAGACGGCGTGCCCGGTTTTTCTCGACCATCTGCGCACCAATGTCTGCGGCGGCGACGCGGCGCTGCTCGCCTGGCTGGTCGGCTGGTTCGCCCACATGGTGCAGCGGCCGGCCGAGCGCATCGGCACCGCCGTCGCGCTGGTCGGCAAGATGGGCGCCGGCAAGACCAAGGTCGGCGAGGTGATCGGGTCGCTGTTCTCGCGCCACTACGTGCTGGTCGACAGCGAGCGCTACGTCACCGGCCAGTTCAACGTGCACATGGCGACGTGCCTGCTGCTCGAATCGGACGAGAGCTTCTGGGCCGGCGACAAGAAATCGATCGGCCGGCTCAAGGGCCTGGTGACGTCGAAGATGCACATGATCGAGAAGAAGGGCGTCGACGCGGTGATGATGCCGAACTACATCCGCCTCCTGATGACCTCGAACGAGGCGTGGGCGATTCCGGCCGGGCTCGAGGAGCGGCGCTGGGCGGTGTTCAAGATCGGCGAGCTGGCGATGCAGAACAAGCCGTATTTCGCGGCGATCGACCGCGAGATGGACGCGGGCGGCCGCGCGGCGCTGCTCGGGCACCTGCTGCGCTTCGACCTCGACTCGGTCGACGTGCGCACCATCCCGCGCACGCGCGCGCTGGTCGACCAGAAGATCCACAGCCTCGACGCGCACGACATGTGGTGGCTCGAGCGCCTGAAGGAGGGCACGCCGACCGCGCGCTGGCAGCACTGGCCGCCCTACGTCATCGGCACCGAGCTCTACGGCAGCTACCACCAGTTCGCCGACCGGCTCGGCCGGCAGCACAAGCTGAGCGAGGAGCAGCTGGCGATGCACCTGCGCACGCGCCTGCCGCCGGAGCGGCCGGACGGCGAGATCATGCCGCGCAAGCGCGTGACGGTGCACGAGAGCGACGAGACGGGCCGGCCGACGACGCGCCGGCCGTGGGTCTACATGCTGCCGAAGCTCGATGCCTGCCGGGCGCATTTCGAGGCGCTGATGGGCGCCGAGGGGATGATGGGCTGGGGCGGCCCTGCTTCGCCGGAGGCTACGCAGGGTGCGCGTGACGACGAGGAGGACGGGTCATGATCGAGTCGTTGGTCCGGGCGGTGACGCTCGCGGCGGCACTCGCTTTTGCCGTGCTGGTCGTCGCCGGCCTGGCCGTCGCGATACCGATCGGCGCGGTGGCTCTGATCGATTTTACGACCAGGGTCGTGGGGCCGCTGCCGGGCATTGTTCTGGCGATCGCCGCGATGGTCGGCGCGGTTGGTTTCTGCTTGTCGCTGGTTGCTTCTTTGGTGACGTCCCTAAACCGGAGTAACGGGTCATGAAGCGGATACTGGTCTCGGCCGCCGGTGCGGTGCTGGCGGCGGTGATGCTGGTCGTGACGGTCGCGGGCAACATGGTCGCGCTCGCGGTGTGCGCGCTGGCCTTCGTCGCCTTCACGGTCGGGGTGCTGGCGCCGGCCGCGGCCGTGGTGGTCGCCGGCAGCGCGCTGGTCGGCGCCGTCTCGTTGAGCACGCAGGTGTGGGTCTGGCTGGCGGGCTCGCGGCGACGGCGGGAGCCGCGGCCATGACGTTGATCGACGTCGAGTGGAGCCTGACGGTCGGCGACTCGCCCACGTCGCATCGGCAGACGACGCTGCTGCCGCCCTGGGCGGAGGTTGCGTCGAACGCCGAGACGGTCGCCGAGGCCTGCGCCAGCGCGTACTTCACGCGCGCCGAATGGGTGGAGTGGTTCGGCACCGAGGACGACGAGGCCGGGGTAATTATCGATATCCACAAGCCGGCGGCCGTGGCCGGGCGCTACAGCGTCGCGCTCGGCCGGACGGTGACTGCGCACGCGATCAAGGAGAAGGGCTGATGGTATACATAGTCAGGGTCGATTGCGGCGCCGGCGCCATGATGGCCGCACCGACCGCGGAATTCCGCCACTTCCTGCGCCACGATGTAGCGGTCGGTCTTGTCTTCAACCGGGCCGCCGCCGACGCGTTGGACAGCTACGCGTACCTCGTGACCGAGTGCAGCAAGGCAGAGGCGTGGCGGCGGATCATGGCCATCCGCGCCGCGCTGGCCCTGCCGATCAGGGAGGGTTGAGCGATGGGCGAGCATCTGATCGACGGCGAGTTCCAGAGCGACAAATATCCGACGACGCCGCGCGGCAAGGTGCCGCTCAGCACCAAGGACCCGACGGCGCAGGATCTGCTGGCGGAGTACGCCCGCCGCCGGCGCGCGGTCGATGCCGCGTTCTCGGACGATCTCAAGGAAGCGCTGCGGCTCAAGGGCTACGTGCCCGCGCCGGCGGCGGGCGGGAGCGCGCTGTCGGAGGCCGAGCTTGTCGAGATCGTGCGGCGGGTGATGGCGGCCGGTGGGATACTCGACGAGGAGACGATCGCCAAGGGGCGCGACTTCATCCGGGCGTTCTTCGATGCGTTGCCGCGGGACGTGAAGCTGCTGCGGCGGTACGCCGGCGTGGCGATGGTCAGTCACGCGCTGGCGGCGGACAGCACGGCGCGGCGTCCGCTCGGGATGGCGGCGATGTTTGCGGAGATGTGGGACGCCGCGCCGCCGGGCCTGGCGCCGGAGGCCGGCTCGTGAGCGGGATGTCGAAGCGGCAGACGGATGCGCTCGCGCATTTCGCGCGTCGGATGGAGTCGGCCGGCGGCGTGCTCAAGATGCATTTCGATCGAGCGCGGCACTGTGGGGGCCGGGCCCCCGGTGCGCTGAGGCCGGATGTGGTGTTTGAACTGCACGGCGAACTGACGCGGTTCGTGGGGGCCCTGACCGACGACCTGCGCGCGCTTGCCGAGGCGCTGGGCGACGGCGCGGTGGCGGTGCCGGTGGCGCGGGCGGCCGAGGGCGTGGCCGTCCTCGGCGTGGATCTCGCCGCCGAGGGCGAAGACAGGACCGTCTATCCGGAGGCGACCATGACTGAGCGCCGCCCGCGCTGCGAGCTGTGCCGGTTCGTGCTGGGGCCCGCGCCGCTGCCGCTGGTGTGCGCGAACGCGGCGTCGCCGTACGGCGGCGAGCGGGTGGCGGAGACCGACCGATGCGACCTGTTCCAGCTGGACATCGCCCGCGCGCTGGGCGGCGACGAGGACGCGGGCGTGGGCTGCACGGGGCCGAAACGGAGGTGACGGCGATGAAAAACCGGATGAGCGTGAAAACGCGGTCGGCGCATAAGAAAGCCACTGCCAAGCGTGGTCGGCGCCGCACGATCAAGATCACGGGGCACGACTTGTTGAAGCGGGCGCTGGTCGATGTGCAGCCGAAGATCCAGCGCGGCCTCCGCGCGGCGCTTGCCGCAGCGGTTGAAGCGGGCAGACAAGGGAGTGGAGCGATGGGCGAGTCGAAAAATTGGACGTGTTACATTTGTGGCACATGGAACAGCCACGTGTTGGCTGCCTGCAACCATTGCCGCGTGCCACGCGCTCATTCGGGCAGCAAAACCGCGTCCGGCGAGGCGGCGAATTGGACGTGTCACATTTGCGGCGCTTTGAACAGCAACGTGCGGGCTGCCTGCAGCCAGTGCCGCGTGCCACGCGCTCATTCGGGCAGCAAAACCGCGTCCGCCGAGGTGGTCGACCATCCGGCGCATTACGGCGGCGCGGACGATCCCTATGAGGCGATCAAGGTGATCGAGGCGTGGGCGCTCGGCTTCTGCCTGGGCAACGCGGTCAAGTATGTCTGCCGCGCCGGGCGGAAGAATGTCGACCCGCTCGAGGATCTGAAAAAGGCGCGCTGGTATCTGGACCGCGAGATCACCTATCTGGAGCGCAATCGGGAGGCGAGCGATGGATAAACCCTTTCAAAACGCCACGATCGGCGTGCTCGATCACGGCTTTGTCCGGCTGGTCGATTGGATGGGCTCGGACCTGTCGGTGGTGCGCGCGGCGCGCGTGTCGCACGACGCGGCGTGGCGGGCGGGCAAGGATCCGGGCGGCGACGTGCGGCTGATCGGCTATCTCTGGCGGCACCGGCACACGACGCCGTTCGAGGCGGTGACTCTGACCTTCGAGGTGATGGCGCCGATCTTCGTGCTGCGCCAGTGGCACCGGCACCGGACGTGGTCTTACAACGAGCTGTCGGCGCGCTACCGCGAATTGCCCGAGCGGTTCTATGTGCCGGCGCCGGAGGTCATCGGCATCCAGCAGGAAAACGACAAACAGGCGCGCGAGATCGGCGACGGCGCCGGCGCCGATCTGGCGATGCGGGCGCGCGAGGTCGAGGCGCTGCGCGCTGCCATGGCGGCATCGTTCGAGAACTACCGGCGCCTGCTCGCCGCCGGGTGGCCGCGGGAGCTGGCGCGCTCGGTGCTGCCGGTCGCGACCTACAGCCATATGTTCGCGACGGTCAACCTGCTCAATCTGATGCGGTTCCTGACGCTGCGCTGCGACGCGCACGCCCAGTACGAGATCCGCGTCTATGCCGAGGCCTGCCGCGATCTGGCCCGCGCCGTCGCGCCGGAATGCATCCGGGCGTGGGAGGACGCACCATGACGGTCTACGCCTATCAGAACCGCTGCGTGCTTTGCGACAAGCTGTTCGATACGCCGGACAAGCGGCAGGTCGCGTGCCCGGGCTGCCGTCGGTGGCTCAGACGGCGTGGTCGTATCCGCGCGCAGATCATGCGGATATTGGATGCACTCGGCTTCGGGCTGTGCGTGCTGGTCGTCTGGATCGTCTCAGATTGGCTGTTGTATCGGCTCGGGGATGGCGCGCTCAACACGCCGGCCGAGTTCGTGACCGGGATAATTTTTGCGTCGGGCGGCTATTGGGCGGGCCAGGGCGGCTTCCGGAGGCGGGCATGAAATTGTCCTCCGTCGTTTTCGTGGTCTATGTGCTCGGCGCGGTCGCGGCTTATGGCTACGACCTCGGCGCGGTGACGCGCGAGCGCGCGGTGGAAGCATGTTTCGGGTGTCCCGCACCCGAATTCAGCGCCTTCATGCGCGCCATCTTCTGGCCCGCCACCAAGCCGCTCGCGGCGAGCGCCTGGTTGTGGGGGAGGTGAGACGATGACAGACATGGGCGACGTGATCCGCGCGCACATCGGGCGGATCGAGCGGGAGATGGATGTGCGGGTGCTGTTCGCGTGCGAGGCGGGGAGCCGGGCGTGGGGCATCGAGTCGCCGGACAGCGATTACGACGTGCGGTTCATCTACCGCCACCGGCTCGACTGCTATCTGAGCCTCGCGCCGTGGCGCGACACGATCGAGCATCCGTTCGGGCCCATGGCGGAGACCTTGGATCTCGTCGGCTGGGACGTGCGCAAGGCGCTGCGCCTGGCGGGCAAGAGCAACCCGGCGCTGCTGGAATGGCTGGCGAGCCCGATCTTCTATTGCGGCGAGGGCGAGTGGTTCCGCGCGGGCCTGCGCGACATCATGGCCGATTACTCGCCCCGGGCGCTGATGCACCACTATGTCAGCCTGGCCGCGCGGCAGCACAAGGCCTACTGGAAGCCGGGCGCGCCGGTGCGGCTCAAGAAGTATTTCTACGCGGTGCGGCCGCTGCTCGCGGTGCTGTGGATGGCGAGCCACGGCCATGGCCTGCCGTGGCTCCGGGTCGACGCCCTTCTGGACGGCGTCGTGGGGCGCTATCGCACCCTGTTCGGGCCGGACGAGGTCGGGGCGCTCCGGACGCTGCTGACCCTCAAGCGCCAGTCCGGCGAGATGGCGGACGGGCGAATCGGCGCGCTCGACGGCTTCATCTCGGCGGCGCTGCCGGTCTGCCGGTCGATGGCGGAAGCGGCGCCGCGGCGCGAGCCGCACCCGGCGGCGCTGGACGCGCTGTTCCGGGCGACGATCAACGCGCCGTGGGGTGAGGCGTGAGCGGCTCACAAATGCGCGCGCGCATTTTGCGTGCGGGTTTGGCGGCCCTGCTTCGCCAAGGCTTCGCAGGGTTCGCTCGAGGGAGTCCGGGCGGTGTCCCGGCGGAGTCCGGGTGGTCATAGGGCGGAACGGGGCGGAAACACTGGGGGTGTCCGGGCTGTCCTGGGTGTCCGGGCGGTTTGCCTCGTGCGCGCGTGCCTATACGCGCGTGTGTGAGACAATTCGCCGGGACATGTGGGACAGGTGGGACGAAGCGTCGCGGAACAAGGGGTTGATGGGGTGCCGGCGCTGGGACGGCGCAGGGACTCGGTGGGACAGGGCAGATGGAGGATCTGATGTATATGGATGGCCAGGGCACCAGCGCGCGGACGGACGCACTTATCGATGCGTTGTGGTCCGCGTGCCTCCCCGCGATTTTCGGGTCTACCGTGGCGGTCGCCGCGCCCCTTTATCCGATCCTGCTCCTGTTTTCCCGGGAGCCGGTTTCGGCGGTTCACTGGCTCGCCGCCATCGGCTTTCCGGCCGCGATTGTCGTCGCCGGCGTGATGGCCAGCCTGCCCTGGTTCAGGGCCCGTCGCGCGCTGTTGCGACACATCGAGAGCCTTGAGCGCGAGACCAAAAAACACGGCAAGGGATGGGCTGTATCATGACACCACGACAGATCGATCTCGCGCGGCATGCGCTGGGGCTGCCGAACAAGCGGCGGTGCAGCTATCGGAACCATTTCGTGACCGGGCCCGGTTGCACCGATTGGGACGACTGGCAGGCGATGGTCGCGGCCGGCGATGCGCGGCGTTACGAGCCGAGCACGCTGACCGGCGGTGATTACTGCTTCGTCCTGACGCGGCAGGGTGCCGAGGTGGCGGTCGCGCCGGGCGAGCGGCTGGACCGGGAGGCTTGGCCGATGGTGACGCGCAAGACGCCGGCCGCGGCGGCGCCGGACGAATGGCGATGACGACGGCGTGGGAGTTGTTCGATCGGTTGCAGGCGCAGACGGGGCCGTCGCGGATCCTCGATATCCGGCTGTATCGGTTCTTCGTCGCGCCGGCGGGGACGACGCTCGCCGAGGCGCGCGCCCAGGCGCCGCGCTACACGGCGTCGCTGGACGCGGCGCTGCCGTTCGAGTTGGTCACCTCGGCGGCATGGATCGCGGGCCGCTGGCACGCGACGCAATATGGCGAGGAGGGCGGCCGGCACACCTGCGTCGGGGCGACCGAGGTGCTGGCGCGGCGCGCCGTCGCGGTGCGCGCGCGTATCGCCGATGACGAGGAGCGGCTGCGGGCGGCGCGCGCGGTCGCGGTGGCGACGGAGCATGTCGCGCCGCGCGATGGGCGGCCGTTGTTCCGGCTGGTGCCGGCGCCCAGAGGGCGGATCGAGTACGCGCGGCGGAAGCGGCGGAAGCAAGACCACGGGAAAGGGTGAGGCGCATGGAACGGAAGTTGTTCGGGATCGTCGAGCGGCTGGCGCGGCAGATGCTGCTCGAGGGGGCGTCGGTCGAGGCGCTGCGGCGCGTCGAGCATCTGAGGCTGTTCGTCAGGAGCGAGGCGCGCGCGCATGCAGCCGCGACCGCCGCAGCGCACGACGGCGGCGCGCCGCTGCGTGTGGTCGAGAGCCTGCGGGCCGAGCTGGCGATGACCGAGCGCCAGGCCGCGGGGATCGACGCGCTGCTGCGCCAGCACCGGCCCGCGCTGCCGTCGCCGCGCGGCGAGGCGCGGGCGACGCCGGAGACGGCGGCCAAGAACCGCGCGCGCGTCGCGCAGGACCCGACCGACGCGCTCGCCCGGCGCCGCGACTGGCGGCCGGAATACAGCCGCGCGGCCGAGGAGATCCGCGAGGTCTTCCAGGCGCTGCAGGCCGGCCTGTTCGCGGGCTCGGCCGGGCTGGATGCGGTGCGCGTCGACAGCTCGCGGCGGCGCTTCCGGCAGCCGGTCGAGCGGATGAACGAGCGGCTGACGCGGCTGCGCATCGACCGCTACACGCCGTGGTCGCGCGAGATGGAGCGGCTCGAGGCGCACAAGGTGCGCGCCGGGCTCAGGATCGACGAGGCCGGGCAGCCCGAGAAGCCGTGGCAGGGACCGGGCCACGCGGCGCGCTCGCTGCTCGCGCTGACCATGGACGTGGTGATCGACGGCATGCCGCTGGCCGACGTCGACGCGCTGACGGGCCTGCGGCACGGGCGCACGGCCGAGCTGGTGGCGATGGCGCTGCGGCGCTATGCCGAGATCGCCGGATGGCTGGCGCCGCGCGCCGAGGCGGGGCCGCGCGAGCTGCACCCGCTGACGCGCGCGGCGATGCGGCGGGCGGCGAAGGGCGCGGCGTGATGGTGGATTGGCCCGAAGCCGTTTCGAATGGCCTGACGCTGCCATGCGCCGATTGCAGTCAGGTGCCGCGTTTCGACTACCGTGTGACGGAGGCTTTTTGGCGGCAGCATGTGCCCGGCCCTGAGAGACTCGGGGTGGTATGCCTGCCCTGCCTGGACAAGCGGTGCGGCGGTGCTGGGCTTGCCGAGGCGCTTATCGAGATCCAATGGACCGGCACCGGACACACGGTCGTGCTGCGCCCGACGCTGCGGCATCTGTATTGACTGTGGCGTTCCGGGAGGAATCGCTTGACAGGCCGGGATAGCTAAGCGCTTTAATCCCGCACTATGCCGAGGTGGGTGCGGTGCCAAGTCCGGCGGCGCACCCCAGACCCAGAAAGCGCCCGGGTGGGAAACCAGCCGGGCGCTTTCGCTTGCGGGACCCCCTGTCTGTCTCGGCGGCCCTGACCATCGAACCCGGGAGCGAGGCCATGACCGCGGCGCCTAATAGCGCCACCGGACGACGCTGCGCGCGCCTGCCGAGGATGGAGCCGACGCTCCAGACCATCGCTCCGGCAGGCGCGCCGGCACAGCCCAAGACCGCCGACCCGATCTATAAGACGCCGGAGTGGCAGGCGACGCGGGCGCGGGTGCTGCTGCGCGACCTGTACCGATGCTGGGTGAAAGGGTGCCGCGCGCGGGCGTTCATCGTCGACCATATCGTGTCGCCGCGAAACGGCGGGAGCGACGACGACAGCAACCTCCGCTCGGCATGCCGGCTGCACGATAACCGGTTCAAGGAAGATCACACGGGCAGGCGTCGCGGTGGTGGCTAGGGGTGGTGGGCGGCGTGCGCGCTAGGGGCTAGGTGCGGTGAGGGGGGGGTGGTCTCGAACGCCGGGCCGTCGATCGCGCCAGACCGGCGCCCATAGCAGTTAGGGATTTTTTTCCGATGGCACAGGATTCCGAGGCGCCGGTCGATCTGCTCGGCTTCCCGATGTCCGAGCCCAAGGACCCGCGCGGCCGCAAGCGTCACAAGCGCCTGCCGCAAGTCGCTGAAACCGTTGCGCTTTTGCGCGGCGCCGGCCACACCGAGGACGAGATCGCCGCGATCGTCGGCCTTAGCGACAAGACCGTCCGCAAGTATTATTCCCGCGAGCTCCAAAAGGGCCCCAAGATCATCCGCGGCGTCCTGACCGTGTCGCTGTTCGCGCAGGCCAAGAAGGGCAAGGCCGCCGCCGCCCGCCTGGTGCGCGAGATCCTCGCCGACGGCGACGCCGCGGTGCCGCTGCCGCCCGGCCTTCACACGCCCGCCGCCGATACCGATGACGACGAGCCGCTCGGCAAGAAGGCCGCCGCCGACCGCGATGCCAAGACGGCGCATGAAGGGACCAAGTGGGGCCGGCTGCTGAACTGAGCGCGCCCGCCCCGGCCTGGTCGTTCGCCTGCCCCGACTGGGTCGACCGCCTCAAGGCGCGCCGCAGCCTCGTCCCCGACCTGCCGCTCGATACCGTCGAGGCCGCGCGCGCCGTCGGCATCTTCAACGCGCTGCGCCTGCCCGACGTGCCCGGCCAGCCGGCCATGGCCGAGGCCGCCGGCGACTGGTTCCGCGACATCGTCCGCGCCGCCTTCGGCTCGCTCGACAAGGTGAGCGGCCGCCGCCGCGTCGCCGAGATCTTCGCGTTGGTGCCGAAGAAGAACAACAAGACCACCGGCGGCGCCGCGATCATGCTGACGGCGCTGTTGATGAACAAGCGCCCGAACGCCGAGCTGCTGTTCGTCGGCCCGACCCAGGAGATCTCGTTCACCGCCTTCGACGCCGCCGCCGGCATGATCGCCGCCGACCCCGAGGGCTATCTCGAGAAGCGCTTCCACGTCCAGCACCACAACAAGACGATCGTCGACCGCATCACCCGCGCGCGCCTCAAGGTCAAGACCTTCGACATGAAGGTCATGACCGGGTCGAAGCCGGTCATCGTGCTGATCGACGAGCTCCACGTCATGTCGGCCTACAGCTACGCCTCGCGCGTCGTCGGCCAGATCCGCGGCGGCATGATCGCCAACCCGGAATCGTTGTTGATCTTCATCACGACGCAGAGCGACACCGCCCCCGCCGGCGTCTTCGCCTCCGAGCTCGGCTACGCGCGCAAGGTGCGCGACGGCGAGATCGTGGACAACGTCCGCACCCTGCCCATCCTCTACGAGTTCCCGCCCGAGATTCAGCGCGACGAGACCGAGCCGTGGCGCGACCCGGCGATGTGGTCGATGGTCAACCCGAATCTCGGCCTCAGCATCACGCTCGACCGCCTGATCGACGGTTTCAATCAGGCGGTCGAGAAGGGCGCCGCCGCGCTCCGCGAATGGGCGTCGCAGCATCTCAACATTGAGATCGGCCTGGCGCTCAGCCAGACCGCCTGGGTTGGTGCGCTCTATTGGGAGCGCGCGGCCGACCCCACCTTGACGCTCGCGACCCTGCTCGCTCGCTGCGAGGTCGCGACCGTCGGCGTCGACGGCGGCGGCCTCGATGACCTGCTGGGTCTTGCCGTCCTCGGCCGTGAGCGCGAGACGCGCCGCTGGCTGTGCTGGGCGCGCGCCTGGGCCTTCGTCTCGGTGCTCGAGCGCCGCCAGTCCGAGGCCGAGCGCCTGCGCAGCCTCGCCGCCGCGGGCGACCTCACGATCTTCGAGCGCATGGGCCAGGACACCGAGGAGATGATCGGGATCGTCCGCACGGTCGAGGCCGCGGGCCTGCTGGCGAACGTCGGCGCCGACCGCATCGGCGTCGATTTCTCCGAGGAGCTCAACACCCTCGGTGTCAAGCCCGGCGAGCGCCTGTTCGGTATCCCCCAGGGCTACATGCTGATGGGCGCGATCAAGACGGTCGAGCGCAAGCTGGCCGACGGCACCTTCCGCCACGCCGGCCAGCCGCTCATGGCCTGGTCGGTCGGCAACGCCAAGGTCGAGCCGCGCGGCAACGCCGTCATGATCACCAAGCAGGCGGCGGGCACCGCCAAGATCGACCCGCTGATGGCGCTGTTCGACGCCGTCTATCTGATGTCGAAAAACCCCACCGCCCCGCGCAAGCCGGAATACCAGATGATCGTGGTCTAGGAGGTATGATGACGCGCACCGCGCTCTTGACAACCGTCGCGCCGCGCGCGCTCTTGATTCCAGAGTCGCGCCCGTCCATTCGTTTCCCGCGCTTGGCCCACCTGGGCGACGCTGAGGTCGATTTCGCGGACTTCGCAGAATCGATGCGAGATTTTTTCACCGACTATTTCCGCCGCCTCGCACGCGCCGCTCTAGTCGCTCCGCTATTCACCGCCGCCCAGAGGCCTTCAGATGCCGGATGATCTCACGCTCGTCGAGCGGCTTTGCCGCTGCCTCGCATTCCATTGCGTCGAATCTGAGAACACGCTGGGTGTCATGGAGGTACAGGCCGAAGATATGAAAGCGGCCGTCGCCTCGGCGCGCGCCCTCGTCGCCGAAGCCGGCTTCGATTTCGACGCGCTCTATCCGGTCGCCGATCGGCCCGTCGTCAGCGAAGTGCCACCCGCGCCGCCGGACACCGATAATCGGCTCAACTAGCCGCTGATGCGCCGGCTCGAGATCGGCCCCGGCAAGCGCCGCCTCCCGGGCTTCGAGACGGTCAACGCCGTCGCGAACGACCTGACCGACCACGTCGCCGACGCCCGCGCGCTGCCGTTCGCCGATGCGAGCTTCGATCTGGTCTACGCCTCGCACGTCATCGAGCACCTGCCCTGGTACCAGACAGGCGCGGTGCTGGCGGAATGGGCGCGGGTGCTGAAACCGGGCGGCGCGCTCGAGGTCTGGACCGTCGACGGGGCCAAGGTGGCGAAAGCCATGGTTCGCTACGAGGAGACGGGCCGGTGGGACCGTCCCGATCGCTGGTCGCGCCACGGTGCCGATACCGACCCGTACCTGTGGTGCGCCGGCCGCCTGTTCGCCTACGCGCGCAAGGACACGGGCGCGCCCGACGATCCCGAGTCGCGCAACTGGCACCGCGCCCTCTTCACGCCGAAGCATCTGACGGCGTGCCTGACCCGCGCGGGCCTGCGCGACGTCCGTCTGCTCGACCGCGCCGCGGTGCGCGGCACCGACCACGGCTGGGTCAATCTCGGCGCGACGGGCATAAAGTGACCCTCCTTCGCCAAGGCTACGGAGGGCAAATCCCAGCCCTGGCCATGGACCTGATGCACCCGCTCGACGGCGTGCACTCGGTGCTCGAGCTGGGCGCCAAGCGCCGCGGCGCGTTCGTCTACAAGACCTGGTTCGAGGACAACGGCTATCGCCACGTCTCGGTCGACTGGAACGGCGAGAGCGGTGCGCTGACGCTCGACCTGCGCCGGCCACTCGGCCTCGGCCGCTTCGACCTGGTCACGAATTTTGGCACCACCGAGCATGTCGACGATCAGGCGCCGGTCTGGCGCAACATCTGCGAGGCCGCCGCGACACTCTTCGTCTCGACCACCCCGGCGCCCGAATCGCGCGGCGCCCACGGCCTCTGGTATCCCTCGGGCGATTTCTACCGCGCGCTCGCCGAGCTTAACGGCTTCGTGGTCGAGCGCCTGTTCCTGCTCGAGCGTCAGCGCAAGCACGCCGCCTGGTGTGCGCGCCTGCGCCGCGTATGCGAGACCGACTTCGTCATGCCGCCCGCCGAACTGCTGCACCGCCGCGCCACGCGCGACAAATGGACGGCCCGCGCCCCGGCATGACGCCGCGTCGTATCGCGTGGCGCACGCTCGACGACCTGATCGCCCGGTGCCGCGCCGGCACCGGATGCGCGCGCGCATTGGCGCCGGACGTCGTCGTCGGCGTGCCACGCTCGGGTATGTTGCCGGCGTCGATCCTGGCCCTGGCACTCGACCGGCCGCTGTCCGACACGCGCTCGTTCATCGAGCGCCGCCGCTGGGGCCAGGGCGACAAGCACCCGGCGGACTGCACCGCCCGCCGCATCCTCCTGGTCGAGGATTCGGTCAACTCCGGCAAGGCGCTCGCCCGCAACGTCGCGCTGATCCGCGCCGCCCGGCCCGAAATCGAGATACTGACCTGCGCCGTCTACACCAGCGGCCGCGTCGCTCTCGACCTCATCTTCGACCGGTGTCCGACGCCGCGCCTGTTCGAGTGGAACTGGTGGCGCCACAAGATCCTGCGCGCCTGCGCCGTCGACATCGACGGCGTCCTGTGCCGCGACCCGACCAAGGCCGAGCGCCGCGACGAGGTGCTCTATGCGCGTTTCGTCGAGACCGTGCCGCCGCTATGGCTGCCGCGCCACCCGGTCGGCTTGCTGGTCACCGGCCGCGCCGAGCATTGGCGGCCCGGCACCGAGTCGTGGCTCGCCCGAAACGGCGTCCGCCACGTCGCGCTTCACATGCTGGCCGGCGCCTCGCCCAAGACCGACGAGGGCCACGCCGCGCACAAGGCCGCCCTCTACCGCGCCTCGCGCGCGCTGCTGTTCATCGAAAGCAACGAGGCCCAGGCCCGCATGATCGCCGCACTCTCCGGCAAGGACGCGCTGTGCATCACGACGCGGACGATGTTTCGCGCACCATGAAGACAAATCACCACAGAGGCACAGAGGCACAGAGAAGAAGGATGGTTGCGCCGCGAAGCGGCGCTGGAGTCCTTCTCTGTGTCTCTGTGCCTCTGTGGTTCACTTTCTTGCCGCAGGGGTGGGGATGCTGACCTTCGTCACTTGGCTCTGGGGCGACAAGTACACGCCCGAGCACGTCAACCGCCTGTGCCGCGCGATCGACCGCAACCTCTCGCTGCCGCATCGCCACGTCTGCCTCTCCGACTCGACCGCCGGCATCTACGCCGGCATCGAGGTGCGGCCGCTCCCACACGTCTCGACCAAGAAGCACGTCCAGCGTCTGTGGATATTCTCCAAGCAGGCGAGTGCGATCGGCGAGCGCCTCGTCCAGGTCGACATCGACGTGGTCGTCACCGGCGCGCTCGACCCGCTGTTCGACCGGCCCGAGCCGCTGGTGATCTGGAAGAGTGATTCGGGCGGCGCCATCGGCTACGCGCTCAACCCGACGCTGCTGATGGTCATCGCCGGCGCGCGCGCCGATCTGTGGGAATATTATCGCCGCGACCCCGCACGGGCGCTCGCGATGGCGCGCGCCGGCGGTTGCAAGGGCTCGGACCAGGCCATCATCACCAACTTTCTGCGCGACGAGCAGACGCCGGTCTGGACCGAGGTCGACGGCGTGCTGAGCTACCGCCGGCACTTCCAGGGCCGCGCCGACAAGAGCCTGCCCGAAGGCACGCGCTTCGTCAGCTTCCACGGCTACCGCGATCCGGCCGTGCCGCCGTTCAACGATCTGCCATGGGTCAAGGAGCATTGGCGCTGATTCCGTCGCTGACGCTCGTTTATCCCTATTACGACAACCCGGAGATGCTGCGCGAGCACCAGCGCGTCTGGCGCGCCCTGCCGCGCGCCGTCGCCGGCCGCGTCGAGGTCGTCGTGGTCGACGACGCCTCGCCGCGCTGGCCCGCCGCCGACGCCTTCGCCGAGGCCGGCATACACGCGCGGCTCTTCCGCATCGAGACCGACGTGCCATGGAACTGGCTTGAGGCGCGCAACATCGGCGCGCATCACGCCCGCGCGCCCTGGCTGCTGCTGACCGACATCGACCACGTCGTGCTGTCCGCGACCCTGGCCGAGCTGCTGCGTCGCCTCGACGCGGGCGCGATCTCGCCGCGGCACTTCTACACCCTCGACCGCGTCTCGGCACCCGGCATGACGCCCTACAAGCCGCATCCGGACAGCTACCTCATGCCGCGCGACCTGTTCTGGCGCGCCGGCGGCTACGACGAGTTCTTCGCCGGCCATTACGGTACCTCCGGCATCGCGCGCCGCCGCTTCGAGACGGCCGGCACGCGCGGCCATCTTGCCGGCCTGCCGCTGGTCCGCTACCCGCGCGCGGTCATCGCCGACGCCAGCACCACGACCCTGCCGCGCAAGGACGGCAAGACACCCGGCGTGCTCAAGCAGATGTGGCGCGAGCGGCACGCCGACGGCCCCGCCGCGCCGCTGCATTTCCGCCAGCCCTACCACCGGGTCCGCTGACGGCCATGTTATCGGTCTGCTGGTTCAAGTACCGGCCGCATGCAGGCTACCGCAGCACATTCTCCTCGCACGCGGTCAACACCGCCTTCGCCGGCTTCGCGCGCCACTACGGCGGCAATTTCCAGCCGGTCTGCATCACCGACGATCCGGACGGGCTGGATCCCGACATCCGCGTCGTGCCGATCTGGGACGACCTGGCCGACATCCCGAACCCGCACGGCAACCACGAGCCGCGCTGCTACCGCCGCCTCAAGCTGTTCCACCCCGAGACCGCCCGCGCGATCGGCGAGCGCCTGCTGTGGCTCGACCTCGACATCGTGTTCACCGGCCGGCTCGACCGGCTGTTCGACCGGCCCGAGCCGATCGTCCTGCTGCCCGGCTCGTCGCCGCGCATCCCGTTCAACGGCTCGATGCTGCTGATGGATGCCGGCTGCCGGCCCGAGGTGTGGTCGACGTTCGATCCGCGCACCGCGCCCGCGCGCAACAAGGCGGCGGGCTGCGCCGGCTCCGACCAGGGCCAGATCAGCTGGTGCCTGCGCGCGCGCGGCGAGGCGCGCTGGCGCATCGGCCCGGACGCCGACGGCATCTATTTCTACGGCGCGCACCTCAAGCCGGTCGGCGGCCTGCTGCCGGTCGACGCGCGCCTGGTCAGCTTCCACGGCAAGAACGGCGACCCCTGGTCGCCCCAGATGCAGACCCTGCCGTGGGTCCGCGCGCACTGGCGCTAGGCGAGGTTCACCACAGAGGCACAGAGACACAGAGAAGGAAAGGGAAGGTTGCGCCGCGCAGCGGCGCGGGAGTCTTCCTCTGTGTCTCTGTGCCTCTGTGGTGATTCTTCCTCTTCTTCTTCGGAGATTGTCCCATGCTGGCAAGCCGCAAGATGCAGCTCGAGACGCGCCGCGCGCACGCAATCCTGACCGTCAAGGCGGTCGACGAGAGCCAGCGGATCATCGAGGGCATCGCCTCGACTCCCGCGCCTGATCGCGTCGGCGACATCGTCGAGTCGCTCGGCGCGCAGTTCAAGCTGCCGCTGCCCTTGCTCTGGCAGCACCGCTCCGATCAGCCGATCGGCCATGTCGAGTTCGCCAAGGCGGGTAACAGCGGCATCCCGTTCAAGGCCCGCCTCGCGCGCATCGCGACGCCGGGGCCGCTCAAGGACTCGATCGACACGGCGTGGGAGGCGGTCAAGGCCGGCCTCGTGCGCGGCGTCTCGATCGGCTTCCGCATCCTCGAATACAGCATCATGGAAGGCGGCGGCTGGCGCATCACCGATTGGGAATGGCTCG